CACCCATTATTCGAGCTAGCTCATTTTCTTCTTGCCGCACGCGTTGGTACTCTTGCGCTTTCAACGCATTCATCTGCGACGATTCTTGCAGATTGCGCAGCTGCATGGCCCGCGCCATCTGATTCATAGGCGATTCAAGCTGAATGCCTTTAAATTGCCCTGGAATGCTGTAATCAATACCGGCCATAATTTACCTTTAGTATCTTCGTTGACCCCGGTATGAACCGTAATCGCTTGTAGAGTTGCCAATATCCATTAACTCAGCGTCGCGTTGCGGAAAATACCGATCCATCATCTGTTGATTCTGGTAATAGTTCAACCCTTGACCCAACGCGCCGGTCAGCGCATTCGCTTGGTTCATGTAGCCAGACGCGCGGATGTTACCCATCTGCGCTGCGCCTTGCGCCATGCTTTGGCCGTACTGACCGGCTTGGTTAGCCAACGTGGTAGCAGTTGTCTGACCCATACCTGCCAAACTTTGTAGTGGGTTTAAACGAGCGGCGCGTTCTGCCTGATAACGGTTAAACGCATTGGTGTACTCTTGCGACCCCAGCTCTTGCCCGAACCGAGTGACACCTCGCATCTGGTTGCCCGACAACAGACCGCCTCGCGCAGCTGCTGAACTTTCCAGCGCGCGCAAACCTTCTTTCAAGCGAAAACCGTAGCCGGGGTCTTGCTGAAACTGTTCCATACCAAACGGCGTGTAGCGAGAGGCTTGGATCAGTTCAGGCAGCGCGTTGACGCCAGCCTGGCGAAATGGCTCTTGCAGTTCAACCTGACGGTTAAACATGCGCTCTTCGGCTGCTGCGCCTTCTCTTGCAGCACGTTCTTGCGCGCGGCCAGCAGCACCTGAAGCAGCACCGCCAATTAACGCGCTACCAAGCATTGCCCCACCAATAATCCAAGGCATATCAATACTCCTTTTGCAATTCGCTTGCGATGTTTTGCGCGGCGGCCATATCGCCCGGCGCAATTAAAACTTCGTCAATTTCGTCTTCATCCACACAGCTTGTGGCGTGAATGCAATACCAAACTACATCAGTTAACGCTTTTACGCCGTGGTGCTTATTAGCTTCTATGGTCAACAAAGCTGGCGCACACAAAATGTCTTTTTTGCCGTCAACCAAAATTTCAACTTGACCTTCAGCCAAAATAGACATGTGGTCGTATTTGTGCGCATGCTGTACTAACACTTGCCCAGCAGGTATGCGAGTTTCTTTAGCGTATACGCCGGAGCTAAAATAATGACTAATCACACCACCACCCATCTTGAGCCGCTAGACACCGTGACCGTCGTGCCACTAGATACTGTTACCGGGCCAGCTGACATGCCTGATGTGCCTGCGGCGATTGTGTAGCTGGTGTCAATAGTTAAACTATTGACAAATATACCATTCCCCGCTACGAAATGCTCCGATGTTAATTCACCCGTACTAGGTTTGTACAGATATTTGGCGTCGCCCGTATAGATATTTGCCAGCGCGCCGGACGTAGCCGCCGCGAACGTCGGGTACAGATTTGTCGACGTTGTGGTGTCATTCGTAATCGTCGCGCCCGAGCCGCCAGTTGGCGCTGCCCAGGTTGCCGTTGTGCCATTCGAGGTCAGCACAAAGTTATTCGATCCAATCGGCAGGCGGGTAGAGCTATTCGCCCCATTACCGATGATTAAGTCGCCTGTGCTGGTGACCGGCGACAGGGCGTTAAAGGCAGCGCTGGCGGTCGTCTGACCAGTGCCGCCGTTAGCGATTGCCACAACGCCTGTGACGTTGGCCGCAGTGCCGGTCGTATTCTGGTTGAGCGTCGGTACGTCAGCTGCCTGAATGGCCGACATGACAACGTCCGTGCCGTTGCCCCGCAGGTACTGGCCAGACGTGACTGCCCCAGCCAAAGCATCCATTGCGGCTTGTCTAGTTGTCTCGCCTGTGCCGCCGTTAGCAATTGGTAAAGTCCCGGTTACGCCAGGCGTAATATTTGCAGAACCGTTAAAGGACGCTGCTGATGTACTAGCAAGGTTTGTTTGGATGGTTCTAGCGGTGGTTAACGTTGCCGCGCTACCCGTCGTATTCTGGTTTAGGGTTGGGATGTCAGCTGCGACAATAGCGCGGAAAGTCGGTACGCCAGCAGAACCGTTGGGGGCTGCCAAAAAGAAATTAGCGGTTTTGCTGGCATACGGGTTTTGTGTGTCGCCGTAGCCGGACGCCAAACTGATAGCAGGCGTAGCACCCCCTGACGACACCACGGGCGACGTGCCGGTGACTGAGGTGACCGGCGCAGTGCCGCTAGAAGCAGCGGTAATTAAGCCTTTACCGTTAACTGTAATCGAAGCATTGGTAAAACTGCCTACGTTAGCGTTAACAGTAGCCAATGTGCCAGCGGCGGTTACGTTGGCAGAACCATTAAAACTAGGGCTGGTGTATGCCAAATCGCCCGTAATAGAGATAGTCCTGCCGGTGGTCAGCGTGGCAGCTGACCCTGTCGTGTTCTGATTAAGCGTTGGGATATCCGCCGCAACAATAGCCCGGAAGGTTGGTACACCTGCAATACCATCAGGCGCTGCCAAAACAAAGTTTGCTGTCTTACTTGCGTATGGGTTTTGCGTGTCGCCGTAGCTCGACGACAAACTAATAACCGGTGTAGTACCGCCGCTAGAGGCAACCGGTGAAGTGCCAGTTACGCTAGTAACAGTCCCGCTGCCCGTGCCTGCGCCAATCGCAGTACGAAACGTAGCCGCATCTAGCGCGGAAACCGTATTGTCAGCGTTAATTTGGGGAAAAGTTATCGCTGATGGGTTTGTTAGCGTAAAAAAGTTACCGCCAACAGTAGTCGCGCCTAAGTTAGTTCTTGCCGCCGCAGCCGTAGTAGCACCTGTACCGCCGCTAGATACGGCTAAAGCATTATCTAATGTCACTACCCCGTTAAGCGTGGTGGTGCTAGTTGCGCCTGCAACGGCGGAACCTATGGTAATTGTTGTTGTTGAGCCAGATAGCCCGGACGTACCAAAGTTGATAGTTTTGGTAGAGCCTGACGCAGTCGCGCCTGCTTGAATATTAGTTTGTTGGCTTACCGTAGAACGGCCAAGCGTTATGCTTCCGGTTCCCGACGTACCGCCAATAGTCATTACGCCGGATGTTTGCGTTGTATGAAAATTTGAGTTTGTTATTGTTGTACCGGTAAAATTCAATAAACCAGTAGCCGTTAAAGTAGTGACACTTGGTACGTTAGCTAAGACTACAGCGCCAGTTCCAGTTGCAGTACTAAAATCGGTATACCCCGCTTCCCAATCTGCGGCAGTAGTTAATGTTGTGCCAACACAGGTACACATTACTGTTATGCCGGCGGGGATTGATATAACTAAATTTCCACCAGAACTCCTTACGGTTACTGTGCCAATTGAGTTATTGCAAATATGAAACGTCCACCCAGTTTGAAGCGTGGAGGTAACGGGAAGAACGACTGTTTGTGTTGTCGAACCAGTAAACAACTGGTAGTAACTGCTAGTGTTTGTTAATGTGGTTGTACCCGCCGCAGTAACCGTCGAGGTAAACCCCATCAAATTAGTCATTGCCGCGTTTGCGGTTGTAGCCCCAGTACCGCCGTTAGCAATTGCTACCGTGCCGGTTACATTACTAGCCGTACCGGTGGTGTTTTGATTAAATGTTGGCCAAGTAAACGTGCCGGTACTGAAGTCGCCCGACTGCGGTGTGCCAAGAATTGGCGTGGTAAAACTAGGTGATGTTGCCAATGCCACCACAGTGCCGGAGCCTGTAGTCGAATACGACGTGCTCCACGCCGTGCCTGTCGAGTTGGGGATGCCCGCCCCAGGGTAGGTCATGGGCAGCGTGTTGGTGATCGTAAAGTTCGGGTACGTGCCTGACGTGCTAATACCCGTGCCGGCGGTCAGCACGACCGTCTGATCCGGTGCCGTATTGGTAAACGTCACGTCGCCGGTCGCCGACGACACCGAGATGCCGGTGCTGGCAATCGCGCTGGTCACGCCTGTGTTAGCAATCGTGATCGATCCGGCGCCATTAGTGACGCTAATAGCTGTGCCGGCGGTTAAGTCGGCGTTCTCCCACACGCCGGCAACCGCGTCATAAATCAGCGTGTTGCCAGAAGCAAGCGATGTAAAGTTGACATTACCATCCGTGCCGCCCAACACCGAGCCGTAGGTCGGACGCACGAACAAAATGCCGTTAGACGACCCTACATGGACAACCGCAGCCACAGAGCAGATGGCGGCGGGGGCGGTAGGTTTTGTCTTGGTCAGACCGCCGGTCACTAATGGGTTATAGTAGAGAACGTCGCCCTGCGCCCAAGTTTCTGCCCCGCCGGTGGTGTCAATTTGCCTGATTTCACCAAACGTGGTGACAAACACCCAATCGTTGGTAATACCGCTTTCGTGCGCCAAACCCAAAATGTAGTTGGCTTGCTCCGGCAGCAGCCCGGTAGCCGGTGCAGCTGTCAGGCCACCACTAGACCCCAGCGTGCCGGTGAACATCAGCACATCACCCTTATTGGCTGCAGACGACAATTTGACGCGGTAGTACAGCTCTTCCCCAACGCGCTGAATGGTCGCGCCGTTCATCTGGAACGTGAGTGTTTGGAACTGATCCTCGTCGTCGTAATACAGCCTGCCTGGGGCATCTGTGACGGTGGCGGTGGTGTCGAACTGAATGAAGTCGGGCGACGAGATACCGCCTGTTACGCCCGTCATCGACGTGATGTCGTCGTTAGTGCCTAAGACCGCCGCGCTTAGATTAGCCCGCGCGCCAGACGCTGTGGTGGCTCCTGTGCCGCCGTTATCAACATCTAAGGTGCCATCTAAGGTGATGGTGCCGGACGTCGTCACAGGGCCGCCAGACGTCGTCAGGCCCGTTGTGCCGCCGGAGACATTGACCGACGTCACTGTACCTGACCCACCGCCGCCGCCTGAGTTGGCTTTGTTGAGCAGGTTTAAAAAGAACCGATACCAGTCGCGCGCAACTAAGCCCGTCCGGTCGTCAATAATGGGCGACTGGTTTTTGGGTAGTTGTGGCTCGTTATCTGGGTTAGGCATTGGTGCCGGACAAGGCTAGTTCGGCACCCATAATGGCGATTTTGACGGGGTCGGTGCCTGATACCTCGTACACGCGGTCACGTAGCTTGTCAGTCATACCTAACCGACGCCAGAACGCTCTGAATCCATAATTGCCTATTTTGCCCATGCCAGCCCACTTCTCGTTCGACCAGGTGTGGCCACCATCGTCTGAGAAGCGCAGCATGACTTTAGGGTCGTTGCCTTGGCCAGTTACCAGACCCACACCGGTTTCGCACTCAAGCTGCAAGGCGTGTTGGGCAGTACGCTTTAAGTTGTTCTGGCCGGTGGGCAGCGCCCGCCACGACCGCAGCCACTTCTGGGGCAGGTTGTCGTCGGCAAACACGTCCAAGTCGTATGCGTAGATCTTGCCGTTTTGAAAGTCGCCCACAACAACCTGGTTGTTGAAGAACGTCTGGCAGTTTGCACGATGGCGGATAAACTGGCCGTTAGCAAACCCGGCGCGCTCATGCCAAGCGCCTGTCGCCACATCAAACACCCATGTTCGCTGGGCGGTCGGAAAGGTCAGCACGTAGAACGAATGACCGTCCTGCTGGTAAGTAAAGCCGATTGCGTCTGAGATGGTGCCATAACTCTGGATAGCGTACTCAACCGCGTGGGTAGAGATGCGCTGGCCAGAATAACCATTAGCCCGAAAAACAATACCTTGGCCACGGGCGTCAGCGCCTAGCCAAAATAGCGAGTTGTCCATCTTGGCAACTGAGAAGGTCGCTGCACAGCCAATTTCGTTGACTGCACCTTGGATACGCGCCAGCGGAAACGGCGTGTCGCCAGCGTTGTACCAAACTTCAACCGATTGGGTGCCAAACAGCCACACCTCGCGGTGGTCGACGAACAGCGAGATCAGATCGTCAGGCATACCTTCAGCACTGGCAAACGACAGGGGGTCAATCTGCGTGCCGTCAAGCAGCTCAGACGTCCAGAATCGCTGGGAGTTTGGCTCTTGGAAAATGAAGTAGCCATCCAGATAGCCCACCGTCACTGCGCCGGGAAAGTCCACGTCAATAATTTCGGCGTAGGCTTCGGTTGCCGCGTCGTAGATGTAGCCGTCGGGGTTGGCCGCAATAAAAAGCTGCGTGCCGTTGTCGACCATCGATACCGGGCCAGTGCCGCTGACGTTGCCAACAGGTGTGGCCACCCAATTGCTGTCAACTCGGTACAGTTTGCTGCCTGAGACGGCGTACATGTAGTCGCCATACGACCACAGCCCCCGAATGGGGCCGGTGCCTACGACGCCTAGCTTGCGCAAGCCTGGCGCTCGGTTCAAGTACGCAGGCTCCATACCTTCTGGCGCCGGTGTGGCTTCAGGGTACAAGTTCACCATCCGTGAGTCCGCTGCGTTGACGCTGCGGGCTACGTAGGATTGACCGAGAATGGGTGTTTTCACAGCTTAGTAATTCCCCGCGTAAATATTAAAGCGTTGACGAGTAGCAACCAGCGAATACGGCAGGGACATCACGTCATCAGGATTGTTGATGCGCTTTAGGTTGCGTTTGGACGTCATGGCAATACGTTGCACCTGCGGCATAGGCTCGACACCAAACTCGTTGGCAATCTCCATTGCCAAGTTGTATTTAAATGCTCGCAAATAGCCTGGCGGAAACGACAACACGGTGTTTAGCGTGGCCGGTTTAGTTAACTGCTGCACCGACACAAAGTGCCATTCCAGAAGCCGTGTAGGTTTGGGGTAGATCGTCATGGTGATGTCTGGGAACGTGTTGTTCACAAACATAACCTGCGGGTAGGTGCTGGTGACTGTCTTGACCGCAATGCCGTCGTACTGCTGCTGGTTAATCAGCTTGACGCCGAAAGACACGTTAGTTTGCGGGTCGCGAAAGTACGTCGCATCGTCAATAAGAATAGGCCGATTACCAACAAAGTCGCCGGTAGGCCCGAGCGTGCGGGTGATGGTGTCGGTTGGCCAGTTAAATACTTGATCTTCCGTGCAAAACACGGCTAGGCGCTCAGTATTCCATGAATCAATCATTTGATTCATAGCGTTCAAAGCGTCTTGTGCTGCCTGCGGGGATGGCTCTTCACCTTCAGCCAGCTGGCCAATGAGCCGAAGCGACGCTTTGATCTGGTCGAAGGCGGTTGCCATTTACACTCCTTTAAGCTGCCGCCTCTACGTTGGTGCGGCTACGACGACGTTTAACTTCCAGTTCATTGGCTGGTGCCGCCGCTTCAGGAGCTGAAGGCGTGTCGGGATTATATCGCTCCCAGCCGTTTTGTTCATCATTTTCGGCTTCAAGTTCCATAATTGCAACCTTGGCGCCGTGAATTGGATGTCGTAAGTGGATAATCATAGTTATAGAGGTAAAAATCGGGGGCCGAAGCCCCCGAAGTCAAATTAACCCCACATACGGCAGGCCATTTGTGGACGAATTGTGCTGTAACCGTACAAAACGTCAATACGGCAAGGCAGGCGGTCATTGTTAATGTCGTATTGACGAACAATACGCATCGAGATGCCGTTGTGGACTTGGCGGGAAGCCATATCAACGCCTTGTGGCATCAGCAAGTCGGCGGTCGCAAAAGTGATCGCGTCTTTGTGATAGACCAAGTTTTGAGCATATTGAGTTGCTGCTGAACCCAACATAGTCACTACAGCGCCAGAAGCTGGCAGCGCGTTAACAGTCGCCAGAGCCTGACCTGCGGAGTACAGTGCTGGGTAAATTGACAGCGTTGCAGTTGAAGAGCCTGATGCAGCGGCAGTTACGACAAACTGCTGGAGCGAACCGGTGGACTCGCGAGTTTGTGGGTTAACAGCGTACACACCTGCGATGGTGAACACGTCGCCAACATTCCAAGTCTTTGAGGAACCGGTAAAGCTGATTGGCAGAGTCGACTGACCTTCGGTAGTAACAGTCGAAGTTACAGTGATCGAAGTGCCCCAATCGCCGTTAGTGTGCTGCTTGATCGACTGAGACATGTTGACTTCATCGTAACCCAGAACACCGGTGCCCATCATGCCGTTCTTGAACTGACGGCTGATAGTGTCGGTCGGGTTAAACAAGCCTTTCAGACCTTCAACCAAACCAGCGTTAGCAGCTGGGTTAACAGTTGCGTAACGTGGCGACATCACAGCTGCGTTTTCGTTCAGCTTCTGCTGGGCTTGCAGCAGAACGAGCGAAGTCGAAGGCGTGGTGCCAGGAGTGCCGACCGAGTTACCGATGGCCTTGTATGCGTTAGCAACGTCAGCGTCGATGCTGGAAGCCAGCTGAGAAATACGAGGCTTCAGAACACGCTCGGCGAAGTCATCCAACTGCATAGTGAGTTCAGCGGAAGTAAACTGCACGCCAATGTGCTTTTGGGAAGCAACAGTCAGTGTAGTGTACTGTTCGTTGTCGTCTTGTGCAGTTAGAGCAGCGCCGTCAGTCACCAGAGCGCGGTCCGGCAGGCGGATACGCAGTGTGGAACCAATTTTTGCGCCTTCAACGGCGAAAGAATCGTCATACTGACGATTGACGTTACGAGTGATTACCAGGTTGTTCTCGAGGATTTCGAGAGCCTTACGGGTAATCATGTCGATGGTAAGAATCGAGTTTGCCATGATTTATCCTAAAAAAAGTTAGCGGTTACGTTGAGCTTCCCACTTTTTGATTTGGCGCTGGCGTTCTGCCTCAATCCACTCTGACGTACTCATGTTCTTGATAGAACGAGGGTCAGTTGTGTCATAAGACGGTGAGCCAGAGCCACGGCCACTAATAGGCGCTATCGGTGGTGGGGCGCTAGTTGTCTTTCTTAAGACCGGCTCTGAAGCAATTTTAGCTTCTAGTTTGCCAATCTCTTTAGCCTGCAAAATAGGCGACAGACGCGAAATCCGACTGGCTTCATTTGGGTGCGACCCCAAGTAATACGCCAGATCCGGGCCAATTTCAGACGCCTGAATAGTTTCCGCCATCGCAGTCGTGATCGGCAGTGCGGGGTTGTATGCGACTTGCTCGAAGTCTTCATACTTAGTCCGCGCGTCCTCTTCACGATCTTGATACGCTTCAAGCATACTCATGCGTTCACGATCAGCTTCACGCTTGGCCAACAGCTCTTCCGCTTTTCGTATTGCCAGTGCATCAGCATACGCGTCAACGGAGTCAAACTGCTCGACCGGCGGGAGTTCGGCAGGAGCGGCAGGCGCTTCTTGCGCTCGACGTGCCTGTTCTCTTTCCCACTTACGCTGTTCTCTTGCAAGCCTTTTGCCAATGGCAGCGTCTAGTTCTTCTTGTGTGAAGACTTTAGCTGGCTTTGACTCTTCATTCTCCGGCGCATGTGTTTCTTCAGCTACAGGCTCTGCCGTCGGTGCCTGTTCTGGCGCGGGTGCTTCCGCTAACTCGTTTTGTACTTCATCAGACATTGTCGATTCCTAAAGAATCCCAGGTGTGCCGCACCTGTGCGGTATTTCGACTTACTCGTAAATAACTGTTGCGGTTACTGTACCACCGATAACGACATAAATGCCATTTTTAGCATACGCGCCATCAAGCGGCAACAGATAGGACGTTGCCCCTGTGGGGGTGAACGTGCCCAAAATAATGTTGGTGGTAGTTGCTGCGGCTGAATCGTAGACGGTGATCGTCGGCGTGCTAGACGCAGCACTGACAAAAATACCCTTGAGCTTGCCAGCAGCAGGTTTAATGTTGGCCGTAGCCGTGATGTAGGTGTAATTTGCCATGATCTACCTTACGCAAGAAATTTTAATTTGTACAGCGTTGACATATACAGCGCTTCAATCTCATCAATAATGTTGTGGATTGCGGTGCAGTCCTTATCGACAACCTTATGACGCGCAGAATGTATTTCAGCCAATTGGTCTTCTAAAAACTCAATGATGTTGCCCTGCTTTTTGGCAGACTGCAATGCAATCGGGCCAATCAGGCCGTACTTGCCTTGGTAGGCTTCAGCAAACTTGTCCGCTAGGTCAATAACTTCATCATAGAAAGTATTTAACGCTGCGTGTTTGGCGTAACTGCGGGTATTCAGATGCACTGAATGAGCCACATCACGGCCTAAAAACAGTGTGCCTACAAAATCAGCTGCGTTCATAGCTGGGGTTCCTCGGGCGGTATATTCATCATTTCTGGCGGCATTTGGGCCGATTCAGGTGGAATCATACCCATTTCAGGTGGCATTTGCTGCATTTCTTGCGGCATTCCACCCATTTCAGGTGGCATTTCACCCATTTCACCCATCAATTCTTGGCCTTGTTGCTCCATTACCAAGTCGCCCGTAGTCATGACGTCGCGCAGTGTTTGCATGACGACTTCTTGCACCTGTTCTGGATTCATGGCGCCAGATACGGCAGTTAAGCGCTGTGTCTCGGCCTGATACGCCTTAATTTCGGCCTCAAACGCCTTGCGCTCCAAGTCCTGAACTTCGACCGACTTGCCAACATTTTGCAGCATCTGCTGGAGCTGATCCAGCTCTTGCCCCATTGCCTCCATCTGCATCTTGGCCTGCTGCATTTCAGGCGAATCGTCGGTATCGGCCATAATTTTCGGGTCGATAATTCTGGCAAACCGATCCGCCATCTCCTGCGCGCCTGGCCAGTCCATGTTCTTAATGAACAGGTCGCCAGCGACTTGCCAGAGCTGCGGGTTGGATTGCAAGATCATACCCATCGCGTCCAGTGCCTCTTGACGCTTGGTCATGTAGGACGGGCCGGTGGTGACCACCACGTCGTACTTACCGACGCCGGGGTTGTAGATTTTGTCAATGACGATATTGTTCTCGTCTCGGATTTCTTTAACTGGCTCTTGCTGGGCCGGATCGAGCTTGACCATGTCGGTGTCGCCGTCCAAACCAATGATGCGAGCCACACGCTGGGTGTCGTAAATCTTCGGAATCAGACCAACGAGCTGACGAGTGACATGCCGGACAGCCCGCGCCAGATTATCGACGTAATGATAAGTGCCAGTGTCAGACTGACGCTCGCGCGCCAGAATTGCCTTGCCCGAACGCTCATTAGAGGTGGCTCCCAGACTGGTGTCGTACTGCCCCGTGGTCGACTTGATGTCGTCTGCCGACCCCATTTTGGCCTGAATCAGGCCCGTTTGCGGCAGTGGTGGTGGTGCACGTTGCGGCAATGGAAGCACTGCACCATTTCCGTCGGTTACGTCGGGATTAACCTCCAAATACGGCCAGTTTTGCGTGTTTGCGGTCTTCCATTGGGTTTCGTACCCTTCAAACTGCCCGCCGTAGCCAATAAAGGGTGCTTTTGGCGCCAAAGCCAGCATTTCTGCCTCTTGTGACACCCAATAGTTGTACATCCGCTGCGCATCCTTGGCATTTCTGACCAACCCTGACACGTACAGCTTGCCTTCTACCTCAAATTCGTTGCCAATGACGCGAACGACCGGTATCCAGTCGCCTGCCCAGTCGCTTTTTTCCAAAAACTCGTAGCCATTTGTCTTGCACCACTTGACCCGTTTGGCGTCCACCCGGCGGCTGCGCACAGGTTTGACGCCCATTTGCTTTAATTGCTTGGCTTCGGGCGAACCCTCGAACGCCGTGATGTTGCCTGGGTACAGGTGCAGCGTCGCTTTGTCGTACTCAATGTAGTAATACTCGGCGATACGCACCGTGTCTTCGTTAATCCAGACGTTGATCGACTGGTCGCCAATGCCCAGCGTTTGCAAACTGGAAATAGGCGACGCGTCAGGAAACAGACGCTCATATTCGTCGCGCTGCAGGTCTTCGGTAACAAAACACCACTTCGCATCCGCGCCGCAGGGGTCTTGAATCGTCGGATCCATGTAGACCGAAAACGAGTTTCTGACCCGCATGATCTTGATGTCTTGATCGAACGTGTTGTCGTCGCAATACTCGGTAATGATCCGAATGTAGCCCTCGCCGTAACTTACTTGGTTCTCGCAGGCGGTGTCGTAGGCGATGTCGGCATCCGAAATGTACTCGATGTGCCTGACGATGCCGTTGTAGATTTCGGCCACTTCCGGGTCGGCTCGGTCGTCAGCGGGTATAACTTTGCCGCTCGGACGGTTTTGTCTTTGGTCGTTCGTAACTTGTCGGACATGCTGTGGCAGCTTGTTGATGGTCAGCGTCGGGCGGGCGTTGATCGTCTGCCCCTGCACCGCACCGCGTGTAGCCAGAACGTCGGCTGGCCACTGCCAGTGGTTGTCCGGCGAGCCTGCATAGAAGCGCAGGTCGTCTAGTTCATCTTCACGGGATTCAGAGAGCGCGGAGATCGCCATATTCAGGCGAGTCCGCATGGTGGCCAGCGTGTCGCTGTCGTCCTTGTCGACGTTGGCGGGCTGCGGATTGCCGCCGATTGCAGCGACCTTAGCAGCCGAATTTATGCCGGTGTAGTCCATTTACTTTTTGCCTTTAGCTGGCGCCTTGGATTGTGCTGCTCGTTTGGTGGCGTAGGCGATGGCCACAGCCTGTTTCACAGGTTTGCCTGATTGTACCTCGGCCTTGACGTTTTTACGAAAGGCTTCTTTGCTTGCGCTTTTTACTAAAGGCATGTCACTTCCCCTTTTTAGCCGTTTTGGCCGACTGCTTGAACGCCTTGTCGGTGGGCGCGCCTGCCGTGCCGGGCTTCCTCATCTTCTCGCCAGAGCCTTCTTTGATGCGCTCGCGTTTAGCGTGAATATTACTGTAAAGACCAGGTTTCGTAGCCATTAGCATTTCCACCTTTTCAGAGCTGCTTTTGCTCGTTCGCCGTCTTTGGCCTTGGCCGCCACGGCACCCATGCGAGAGCAGAACGACTTTTTCCTGCCCTCGTCTGCCTTTGTCTGCGGATTGGGTGCTGGCGCCTTCAGGTTTGAGCCTGTCGCAGCGTTGTACTTCGCTCGCCCCTTGGCGGTCAGCCCCGCGCCTTGGCTTGCCGGCAGCTTCTCACCCCGGCCTACACTTAACGACACACTTTTCTTAGTAGCCATCTTAGTGCCCCATCCATCCTGTTGCCGCCATTATTTGCTGTTGATACCCTCGCGATGTCGCCCGTGCCGCCCGGTCGTAGCTCGATTCACGGTTAGCTACCGGGAACGCGAACGTCACCGCCAGCGCGTCAGCTGCGTCCGGTGACGCTAACCCCCGCGACTTCATTTCTTTCTTGCCTTCCAGATAGATCGTCCCCGACGAGTCGGGCTTTTTCGTTGGGCCGGTCAGGTCGGCTTTGAGCTGCCTGTCGTTGGGGATGCTGGCTGTTTTCAGCCAGTCCTTCATCGCACCCCACATCTCAGCACGCTTGTTGCCCCACATGACGGGCTTGCTCGACTTCCATCCGAAGTTCACTCCCCGCACCTTGTAACGCTGTTCTTTTAACCTGTCAAGTACCCCGTAGCCCAGACCACCCTCATCGATCACGGTCAGTGCCGGGCGGTACTCTTCGATGGCGTCAATTACCCGGCCAACGGTCGTCATGGTGTCCTCGCCGTGGTAGCGTTTGATCGCAACTAGATCCCGCCCTTGTCTGACGACGATGACAGTGGCGTCCGCGCCGCCGCGAGCTGGGTCAACGCCGATAACAATTGGCGCCGTCTCGTCCTTGTAGCGTGGCCGACCGGCGGCATCGTCGACAGCAGACGCACCAATAAACTGATCTTCGCCAGCCGATGGGAATTCACCGTAGACCTCAACCCGAGCCTGTGGCGAATCCTCGCCATACTCCGCAATGATCTGCTCATATATCTGCTTGTCCGTGTCCTCGACCGTTCTGGAGTCAATATTCTCCGTGTGCCAGAACGCCCGCTTGGCGTTAAAGCACTCGTAGAAGTAGCCCTGATTACGCCGGGGGTTACTGAACGCGAACCAGTACCGGTCTAGTATGGGTTCGGTAAAGAAGCCCGCACCGACCGACCAGATGGCGTCGGGGATACCCGAGGCCTCATCAAAGATCAGCATCATGCCGTCGTGGTTGTGGACACCGGCGTAGCTGTCGGGATTCTCTTCCGACCAGAGCTTGCCCTCGGCTGCCCAGTAGCGCGTACCTTTCTTTAGATCACGCTCGACCAACTCCGTGATCCACTTGGCCGGGATTAGTTTGGTTGCGCTGATCTCCCACCAGTGGCTGTTGATGACCATCGCCTGCCACTTGGTCAGCTCGCCCCAGGTGACCGACCGCAGCTGGGCTTCACTGTTGGCGCTGACTATGACTGAAGACCCGATGCGGGTCGACAGCATCCACAGCACTAACCAAGAGACGAGCGCAGACTTACCGATGCCTCGACCGGACGCGACCGCTGTTCGCAGGGCGTCCATGTCGATCTGACCCCGATTATTTCGGATGTGCGTGGCGATTCTGCGCAGGATCTTGCGCTGCCAGGTGCGCGGGCCTTTGAACTTGGCCAGCGGCGTGTTT